GCCCACGTCGAAACCGCTTCCCAGATTCCAGCCATGCCCTACCTCCTAGGACCCGATAAACGACACCCCTTCACCGTCGGTGTCCGCGTCGATGAACACCGTCGCCAGGTCGTCCACCTTCAGGAAAATCTCCTGCCCGGCGTCCAACTGAAACCCCGTTGTCGTGGAGACCCCGTTCAGCCCGACGTAGACGTTGTTCGTGTTGCCGAGCAGTGCCTTGACCGTCACGCCGTGCTTGAGCGGCGTGCTGTCCGCCAGGGCAACCTCGGTCCCGGAAGTCGTCACCGTCTTGCGCCCGTAGACGATCGTCGCCGGCATGTCCAGCGCCACCATACCGATGGCCAGGTCCCTGTTTGCCATGCCCCCTCCTACTCTCTGGGCGCTGTCATCGCCCGCTTCAGTGAACTCGCTACAATCGAGTCGCCCCACTGGTCGTCATGGTGCACGTGCCAAAGTTGATCCTTGCCGACGAGCCCCTGCTTCCAGGCGTTGTAGATCGGGTCGCCCAGAATACGCCGCTGCGTGGACTCAGGCGACCACTCAAACCACTTCCAGCCATCGCCCTCGTTGATGAGCGGCTTGGGATCGTCAATGTCAACGCCAAGCTCCCGCCAAGAGGCCAGTACTGGGCTCGGTATGCACCTTCCCTGCACGTGATCGGCGAACGGCGTTGTCACGGGAAAGACCTTGCCGTGATTGATGATGCAACCGATGCAGGTGCGCTCCGAGAAGCTGCAAATCCAGCGCCAACCCTTCACCATGCCGGGATTCTGCTGATACTGGTAGAGGCTGGCCGCGCGGTAGGCCCGCATGGTTTCTGTCCGGCTAATACGGGTCGCCCTGGTGAGGCTCAAGCCCCATTGGTCGCGGATGCGTCGTGCCACGACTCGCGGGTTGCGCCCGGTGATCAGCCCGGCAGTAAGCTCTTGGGAGATGCCAGCCGCCGTAGTTGGCCCCAATTCGGCGAGTAGCGCCCCTAGCGGCGTAATCGGTTGCAGCGCCCCGGTGAGCATCTGCGCCGCGTCGGTGGGCACGCGCACCCAGATCGCCGCCAGCCGTTTCGCCGTCGCCACATCGGGAGCCGTCGCCAGTACGAGCTTCTCCGTGTCAGCCAGGGCCGCGTCCACCTCGGCGATCTGCGCCTTGCCGATGATGTTTTCGGCGCTGCCTGTCAGTTCATCCAGATCAGCCCTGATACGTGCCAGCAACTCCTCTGCCCGCGCCCGCCGGTAAAGCTGGCCCCGGATCGTCTCCCTTGGCGTGAGTTCGCCCGCCTCCATGCGCTCGATCAGGCGGGCCAAGTCGCGGCTGATATCGCGCCAAGCGTCCGCCCAGCGTTTGGTGATTTCTGCCGTGGCTCGCGTTTCCCGCGCGAGGGCTTGCGCTTTGAAGTCCCAAGCCATGCGCAACAGGGGAGCGTCGAAGTCGGGGCCGTCTGCCAACCGCTACTCTCCTGCGCGCTTCTGTAGCGGGCCAGGTTGCCCCGGCTGCCGCTCATACAGCTCCAACAACGCCGTCGCCGGGTTGCGCTCTGCGTTGGCCGTCGCCTCGCGATCCATGCGCTGCGCTTCCACCTCCCAGTCGCGCCCCAAGTCCTCGGCGGCTGTTTCGTGAGAAATAATGCCGGCCGCCATCTCGTTTGCAACTGCTGCAACCTGCTCGCCGCGATTCTCCGGCAGCGCATCGCCCCAACTGACGGTCGGCTCAGGCACGTCCAAATGCCCGGCCAGGGTCAGCGCTCGCCGGCTCACCTCTGCCAGCCCATTCCCGTACAGCAGCCGCTTGACGCGCAGCTTGTTCAGCGCATTCCAGAACAGGGAGTGAAGCCCGAAATTGGTCAGTTGCCCCAAGCGATCTTTGATCGAGGAAATGTCGACTGCGCTGTGCTCCGAGTAGAAGCTGGCCTGTAGAAATTCCTGGAACGCCATGCTGGACGCCAAATCCGACTGCATCTCCAGGTTGAAGATGTTGGCCTGTGGGTTGGGGATGGCCCAGAACCCATCGACCGCCGTCTCCTGCACGTCCCCCGACTTCATGCCGATGCCTATGGTCTTGGGATGGGCATGTAGCCGGATGATCTTGTTGGAGTTGGATGCGACGCGATTCAGCACGTCATTCAAACCGGGGTTGACCAGATCGCTGTCGCCGTAGTAGCCCGACGGGTTGGGTAGGTTCTGCCAGTCGACAATGGGTGCAAATGGGTAGGGCCACGGCTCCTCCCCGGTAACAGTCCAGGAGGGATCGGAGCGCCCCTTGCGCATTTCGATGATCTGCCAGCCGTTATCGGCCTCTACGATGTCCTGGCGATAGGTTCGCTCGCCTTCGGTCCATTGCACTTTGTAGGCCAACACGTGGTCGCGATCGTCCGGTCGCCAGAACACGCTCACGACGCTGGGGTCAAGCCGCACCAGCCGCACGCCGTCGGAGCGCAGGGGATCGAGAATAAGCTTGACGTAACAGTGACCGCCGATCGAGCCGTCGACGGCCAAGTTATGCGAAAATAGCTCAGCTTGGTTTTCCGCCCAAATGCGATCCAGCGCCTCCTCTGAGGGGTGGACTTCGACGTCCTCTGGTGTGGGCAAGTCGAAGCGCGGCGGCACGCCGAATAGCAGGTACACCGATTGCGAGACGATCTGCCGCGCCATATTGAGGGTGATGTTGTCGTCCGGTTGGTTTTGGCGCACCTTGAGCGGTTTGGCGAACTCGCCGCGGTAGTATTTCCACCGTCGTGCGATGGCGTCCTGCCGCTCGCGGTACTCGGTTTGCGCCAGATCGTCCAGTAGCTGAGGCCGTCCCCAGTCGTATTCAGTCAGTGTCGGCATCCACCGCCCCCTGATTATCCGTAGAAGGGATTGGCCGTCATTTCGACCGGCCCAGTCACTGCAGTAAGGAGGGCGGCAAACCCGCCGCTAACGGCATCCACCAGATCGTCGTGCGCGCCGACGGGGAAGGCCACAATCTCATCGAGCAGATCCGCTACCCACGCCCCGCGCAGCACCTTGACGTTGCCCGCTTGCGCCTGGGCCAGCCAGGGCATGGCCCGAGTCACCTTGTCGCCGCTCGCCAGATGCGCCGTGATGTCCCACCCGGCCAGTTGCCGGATCATCGCCTGCGTAAACAGCTTGCCCGAGCTGCCCGGCTCTTGCTCCAAAACAATCGGCACGCCTTGCCCGTCGGCTATGGCCGTCTGCCTGACAAGCGCTTCCACGTCGCCCGGTCCGCAGCGCTCGTGAATCACGTGCCCGATGTAGAAGCGGCCTTCGTGCTCGCCGAGCTTCACCCCTGCCGTGAAGTCGGGATCGTCCCCGCCGGAACTCTTTTCAGTGGCGGCGAAGTCCCACGCTCGCACCCACTGACAGCCCGCCGGGGCCACGTCCACTACCTCGAACCACTCCCGCTTGGCCAGCGCGCCCTCGATGTCTACAAACTCCCCGCCCAACTCCTGCGCGGCGAATTCCGAGGTGTACTGGCCGGCGATCTTTTCCGAGAATCCGGCAGGTAGAAAGGGGTTGTCAGAAGTCTTTGACCGGAATAGCTCTGTGTCGGGACGCTTCAGCCCGAAAACGTCATAAGTCCAATGTGACTTGCCCTTGGGGGTGAAGGTCGCCGAAAGCCAACCCTGCTCCCCGCCCTCGCGCAACGCGGCGATGATAATGTCAAAGGCCGACTTTGGAACCAGGCTTGCCTCATCGATCCACGCGCCGGAAATGTTCGGTCCGCGAGCCCGCTCCGGATCATCGAGGGAGCGGAACATGATCTCAGCCCCATTGCCGAGCACCGCTTGTGAATCGCCCTTCAGGTAGTCCTTCAGGTAGTTGAGCCGTCTGGCGGCGGCAGCGAATGAACGCAGCGTAGCGTCGCGCATCATAGGATACGACGGCGCATACACCCCGTATAGCCGGCCAGGCTTGGCGCGCAGAAGCAAGTCCAGCGCACCGATGTACGACTTCCCCGACCCGCGCCCGCCGACAAAGCCCCGGTAGAGCGCGTTGGAATCAATGAAGTCCTGTTGCGCCTGGTGGAGGTCGATCACGACCTTATTCGCCATCCGCCCTCACAACCCGCGTCACAATCTGCAGCGGCCCGCCGTCTTTGCCAGAGTGCTCCACGGGCTGAGGCACCTTCCCAAACGCAACCTCAGCAGCGTACATCTGCAACTTGGGGTTATGGGATCGCCACCAGTTACGGAGGACAACTTCGGCGTTAGTGGCGAGATGCTCATCTATGACTACGGGGATCACGTCACCAGTTTCTTTGTCCTTCGTTTGCGCGACTTCGTGCGCAATGGACAGCGACAGCGCACGCCAAGCATCAAAGGTCTTAGGCCGACCCTTGCGATTGATGCGGGGGTCACCTTTGACAAACGGCTTGCCGGTAGCCCCGCCGCTGTTGTTCGCTGTATTGCTGCCGCCAGCCATCACTTACTCGCAAACTCAAAGCCGCAACGCGGGCAGGTTACTAGTTTCGGCCCGGTCTCGCCCGCATCGTC